GTTCGTCACACACCTGCTTGATCACGTCCTGCACTGGCTGTGACAGGCTTACGATGTCAGGCACTGGGCTGTCGTCACGAGCGCGAAGCATCTGAGCGAGTGCGTCGATGGGTTTGTCCTCGTGCATGACGGCTTTCATGCAAGCGAGAACGTCCACGCTGTCGTGTCCGTGGTGGTTCGCGCATGCGTCGTGAATGTCGATGCGGTCTTGTAGGCCGAATGAGTGTGCCATGGGCGTCTCCGTGTTGTTGGTGAGTATGCGTTCGCGTAGTCCAGACGTGGTGTACTGCGGACGTCCGAAGACGTAGCCGCACTTGGCTGTCGACGATGCGACGCCTTGCGTGTCTGGATGTTCGATTGCGTCAAGCACATCGGTGGCGTTGATGTCGCCGTTGATGAGCGCGATGAGCGTGTCCTCATCGAGGTTGTCACGCAAGCCAGACATGGTCGGGCGTGGTGTGACTTGGTTGCTGTCGTCGCCCACGAGCGGTGATGCGCTGAACGTGTTGCGGATCGTGTCGTTGCCGACGTGCGAGAGTGCGGTGGTAGCAAGTTCACGCAAGCGTTTTCTACGCTCGGTGAAGTCGTTGATGCGCAAGGCATCAAGCAATGATTGGTTCGCCATTGCATGCGTCTCCTTCTAGGTCAAGTTCAAGTTCTGGGTCAGCCGACGGACTGCCCATCGTATAACTACCTTCGGTATATTGCGCGTACCTCCGCGTAGCAGAAAAACACCCACAGGTGTGTGTATAACCTGCAATACACCAACAGGTCAACACCCTTGGGTGTTCTTTTGCGTTCCGCAGAAGTCTTTGTGCGCGTGAAGGCATAGAAAAACGCCGCAAGCGTTGCCGCCTGCGACGTCGTCGCCAGTCTGCGATGAAGGTCATGCTTCGTACTCGATTTGCCGCAAGTCCCAGTTCCAATACTCGTCGTCGCGGTCGCCTTCGTAGACTTGCGACTTCATGAAGTTCATCTCGTCTTCGGTCTTGCACAGGTACACGTCGATGCCGTGCTTGGTCTCGTGCGTGACCACATGCAGGTTGATGGTAAGTTTCATGCTCATGTGTTCCTCCTATGCGAGCGTGCGTAAGATGTTCTCGGCTTCGTCACGTGTGCGACACGTGAACTCGATGTAGCCGTCGAGGATGTTGCGGATCGCGTAGCCGCGTCTGTGCGCGATGATCTGGTACTTCACGGCTAGTCCCTCCATGGCATGAGGATGCACTCGCCATGGATGCGTTCGCCCGTGTAGGTGACGAACGTCTCCCCGCACCCGCTGACCCAGTTGATCAGCACCCATGCGAGGAAGAAGGCGAAGATGATCACGCCTGCGAGCGAGGCGATGATTTCGACGATGCGAACGCGTGTGGCGTTGTCGTCGTAGCGGCGGCGTCGTGTTCGTGTTTGCATGTGCGTGTCTCCTTTTCGATGGCACAAAAAAAAGCCCCACACGCGTGAGCGTGTGAGGCTTGATCAGGTGTGTGTGTATGCGTTAGCCGCGAGCGCGAGCGAAGGCGTTCAGGAACGCGGCTTGAGCCGTCTCGTCCATGCTCGCGAGTGCTTGCGCAAGCGCGTTGATGTCGGGTGCGGCGTCCTGCTTCGCAGGTGCGGCCTTGGCCTTGGCCTTCGCAGGCGTAGCCTTCGGCTTGGCAGGCGCGTTAGCGGCCTTGACTGCGGCCCAAGCCTCGCGCTTGGCTTCGCCAACAGCCGCGTATGCCTGCACACGTGCGAGGTCGTTCGCGTCGATGGCTGAAAGCAGGTTGCCCCAACGGACGCGCTTGGACGTGGATGCGCACGCGGCGACGTAGTCGCGCACGGTGGTTTTCGCTTTCGCGGACTTGGCCGCAAGGAACTTGGCGGCGGCTTCGCGGGCAGACATGCGTGTGGTTGCGTTGGTCATGGTGAGTTCTCCTCGTGTGCGCAAGGGTGAAACCCAGCGTGCGCCGCGCACTGCGCAAACGCCGAGCAGGGCAAGCCGAGCGACTTGCCTCGCCCTATAACTACCTTCGGTATTGCACACGTGCGTGTATGCGGGACGACGCCAAAACCGCCTCTGCTGTAACCTGTTGAAATGATTGACAATGGGGTTTATAACCCCATTGTTCGCAAGCGAACGAGGGCATGCGTGGGAATTTTCGCGTACACACGAGGCCAAAACACCCCTACATGGGGTGGAAAACCCCTGCAAAATCAGTCGGTTGCGGCACTCTGTGCCGTGTGTGTGTCACAGACGTCCCTACGCATGTGGGGGGCGGGGGGGTGATCCGCCGCCGGGTCGCGCGCGTTGTATGTCACCTCCCCTACCGCTCAAGAAATCGGAGCAAAAAATGAAAACGTCCGAGGAAGAACGTCTAACAAGGACTACAAAGCGGTGCCAAACGTGCGAAAAAGAATACACAACCAAGCCCAGCAAGCTGGAGCGAAGCAGTTTTTGCTCCATGAAGTGCAGAAAGACAGCGAGTGAAGTGAAAAAGATGAAGGCAGTCATGTCAAACGCAGGAAAGATGGAACTAACTCCAGCGCAATCAGCACAAATCCGTGGCCAAATCGCGAATTATGTAAAAGACCAGATCACAATCGCCAATGAAGTCGTCATGAACGGCAAAGATTGGACGCCAACCCAAGCTCGTGTGTTTGGTATGCTACTAAACAAGGTCGTTCCCGACTTGAACGCCTCATATGTACAACATGAACACCAAGTTAAGAACCTAACAGAGATGACACGCGAAGAACTGGAGGCCATTGCCTCTGGCGCGAAGGTTATCGAAGGGGAGTACACCGAAGATGCTGATTAAGAACCAACAGAAGGACGCAATCCCGTCCACAATCAACCTTGCAGAGTTTGCTCAAGCCATGAAGCAGGTTGATCTGTCCGCAGTCCCCAAAGAGAAGCGCAGTGCCGCCATCTTTGATCACTTCATGACGGTCATGGCCAACAATGTGACGGACACAGAGACCAAATACGAAATCCTGATGAGCCAGCACCTGCGTAGAAAGAATGTCTAACCCAACACCCCGCGAAGTTGCCCGTTATCTTCTTCGTCTGCGCGACGCATCCGAGAGTTTCGAGGGCTTCGTAAAGCTCATGTACCCCGACTGGGAACTTGCCGACTTCCAACTGGAACTGATCGACGCTCTCGACCAGCTTGAGCGCGGCACCCTTGGCTGTAACAATCTCCTGATCACAATGCCGCCTCGCCACGCCAAGTCCACCTTCGGCACAGTCCTCTTTCCATCCTATTTCATGGCGAAGAACCCAAACCGCTACGTGATGTCCTGTTCATATAACAGCCAACTCGCCACAGACTTCGGTAGACAAATCCGTTCGGTCGTAGAAGACAAGGCAATCCCGCAAGCCTTCCCAGACTTCCACCTCTCCACAGACAGCCGCGCCGCAGACGTCTGGCGTACAGAGGAAGGCGGCGCATATTTCGCAGTCGGTATCGGCGGCACTACATCTGGCCGTCCTGCAAACCTCCTCCTCGTCGACGACCCTATCAAAGCTCGCGAAGACGCAGAAAGCATGACCCAGCGCAACAAGACATGGAACTATTACACCTCCGCTCTCGCCACCCGTCTCCAGCCAGAGGCAGACGGCACGCCCCCAAAACAAATCGTGATCCTCACGCGCTGGCATCCAGACGATCTTGCTGGCAGACTACAGGGAACAGAAGATTGGGCAGAGGGTCGATGGAAACACATCAACTTCCCCGCGATAAAAACAGTCACAACAGGAAAGATTTCACGCCGCCACCTGCCAGAAGACGACCCCCTATACGTCAGCGCAGGCGATCTACCAAACCTGTCGCCCGGTAAACGCTACACCGAAAAGACAGAGGAAGCCCCACTGTGGCCAGCACGTTTCCCGCTCGAAGACCTTAAACGCCGCCAACGCCTCAACCCGCGCGAGTTCGCATCCCTCTATCAGCAACAGCCGTACATCGAGGGCGGTAACATCATCAAGACGGAGTGGTGGCAAAAGTATCCATCCGACCTCTCGCCCGAAAACTTTACAACGCTGATCATCGCAGTCGACACAGCCTTCAAGAAAACAGAGACAGCCGACTTCTCTGTGGCCGTCACTGCTGGCATGGACAGGAACGGCGACATCTACATTGTCGACATCCTACGCGGCAAGTACGACTTCCCAGAACTCAAGCAACGCTTGATCCGCCTCAACACCAAATGGCGCGGACGTGGCCTCCGCGCCATGTACATCGAAGACAAAGCATCAGGCCAATCACTCATCCAAGAACTCAAGCGCGAAAGTGGGATGGCGATCATCCCCTACAAAGTCGTCCACGATAAAGTCGCACGCGTGAACGCCATCCTCCCAATCGTCGAGGGCGGCAGAGTATACCTACCAGAACAATCAGACTGGCTGGACGACTTTATAGATGAGTGCGTAACATTTCCGGGCGGCAACCACGACGACCAAGTCGACGCCGCGACAATGGCTATCGACGTCCTCTCGCGAACGTCTGTCAGCCCAGAAGCGTGGTCATTGCATTCAGATGCAAGCCAATCCCTTAACAACCAAGACATTACCGCCTTCGGTAAGTCACTCAAAACGCGCGTTGGATCAGCCCTCCCCAAATGGACAGGATGGGGTTTGTAAGGGACGACCAACGCCATTGACAAAGGTATTCTCGAACCATGAGTGTAAATGGCCCCAAGACACGTACCACTATCGCATCAGGCTCTGGCTATCGCAGTGCAGATTACACTGCTGGCCCGAACGAAGGTGTAGTCGTCGATCTCTCTGAGTTCGCCGAACAGCTAGTCGCGTATGAAGACATCTCGCATCTCCTGAACGACGAGCAGGAACGCCGCATCGTGGACTACGTGAAGTCTATGGTCGACATGTCCTACTTCAAAATCAGGAAACGCTATGACCACTGGAAAGAAGCCGACCGCGCCCACGACGTCTACGTCCGACCAGACGCGACAGACTTCAGAGAAAAAGCGGTCATCGCAGACACGCGAGCAATCGCGGACACAGTCCTTACCTACCTTATGGCCGCACTTTCTGGCCGTAACCCCATGTTCCAACTGGAAGGACTTAACCGCAAATCCCGTCAATCAAGCCTTATACTGGAACGTGTTCTTCACCAGCAAATGCGCCGAACAGCAGGCGAAGCTCGCCTTGCACAGCTATTACTGGACAGCATACGCTATGGCTTCGCTCCGACGAAGATCGTCTGGGACGCCAAGTCAAACCAGAACCAAGTCGTAAACTTCGACCCACGCCGTTGCTTCCCCGACCCCCGCGTAAACTGGGGCGACTGGGACAACATGCAGTACATCGTTTTCTCAGACTACGTGTCGTACAACAGCATTTTGTACAGCGGCATGTATCCTAAACTGAAAAAGTTCCCCGCTCTGCGCCACAAAATATCCCCGCCACGCAATGCGTGGAACGCACACCAGTGGCACAGAGAAGAAGGGCGAGGTCTTTCAATAGACCCCGCCCAACCCAATCAGCGTGAACGCTTTGACCACGCATACTTCACACTCGGCGACGCACGCGTCATCGACGAAGCGTGGGTACGTCTGTCAGGTCACGAGATCAACATTCCGACCATCGACCAAATCTTCCTTGTCGTAACAATCCTCGACGAGAATGTGGTCATCCGCTTCCAACTGAACCCATACGGTCAGCAGTTCCCAGCGGTAATCGGCGGTTTGTACCAAGACAGCCACAAAACTTATGGCCAGTCGCTCTACGATCTCATCCTGCCGATGCACGACATCGCAACCTATCTGATGCGCTCACGTATCGACAACATTAGCGCGGCCCTCAACAATCTAATCTTCGTTGACCCAACCCAAGTCAGCGTACCAGACTTGATCGACCGCAATCCATGGGGCGTCGTCCGCACTCTACCCGGCTCGAAGCCGGGTGACGGCGTCTTTATCGCACAAGTGCCAGACGTAACGCGTGGTCACTTCAACGACATTGGTGCAATGTCCGAACTCAAACAGCGCGTCAGCGCGGCTTCGGACGCACAGCAAGGTATGCCGACATCAGACGGTATCCGCACAGCCACTGAAATCCAACGCTTAACACAACTCGGATCACAGCGTCTTGGCGTCCTTGCTCGTGTCATGTCTGCAACCACAATCCGACCGATGGTCAGGATGATGGTCGCGAACATCCAAGACAGCCTTTCGATGGAAGGCTCAATCAAGATCGACCAGCAGAACATGCCGAACCAACTGTCTGGCCTCGTCGAAGACGGCTATCTCGACTACGACGTGCGGAAAGACCTACAGGGCGACATTGACTACCTAGTGATCGACGGCACGCTCCCATTAGAACCAACACGCAACGCCGAGACTTGGATGAACATGCTTCAGATCATGTCTCAAACTGGCCTCAACATGGAATACAACGCGGGTCAAATTGCAGAGGAAGCCATCCGCGCGATGGGCATCACTGACCTAGACCGTTTCCGCGTCTCCAAGGAACAGCTTCAACAGGATGGGCCAAGCCCCAGCCAGCAGATGCAGTTGATGGAGAAGATGCGCGGCGCGTCTGTACAGCCACAAGAAAACGTCCAACGCGAGGTAGAGCGCGGCAACCTCGTCCCTATGAGTGAGGCACGCAAAGCATGACCGCAAAAAAGACAACACTCGCAACAACGATAGACCAGAAAGTCGTTGATTACATTTCAGAGGTCGAGCGCGTACAGCAACTCGATCTTGATGCACGTGATAAGAAACGCCAGTCCGAAGTCGCAAGCCTAAAGGCAGAGATCGAGACAATGCGCAACCGCATTGCTGAACTCGAAGGATTGGCGAGTACCACCGCATTGGACGACAAGTATGCCCTTACTAAGGCAAAATTGGTGCGTCTAATGAAAGACATGGGATATTATGACTGATGGGTATTACGCGTCCTACAGGTGAACAGCTTCGTTTCCGCTCTCAATACACGGGCGACCACGTCCTCGACACCTACCTAGAAAGTTCTGAGAAGGGCAACCGCCAACTATCCGACTTGCTCGACGACCTGTTCGACAGCAACGGTACGTTCCGTTCTGGCAACTTTGAGTTTCGCTTCGATGCAAGCTCCGACAAAATCCAGTTCCGCGCAGGCAACTTCGCCTCCAGCTCAACTGGCTGGACGGACATCACGACCTTCTTCAACATCACGGGCGCATTCAACGCATCAACAACCTACAACAACTTCGACGTCGTCACTCTGACAGACAAGGACGTGTACATCGTCCATGGCCTTTCCTCTGGCACAACCTTCGCAAGCGAGGCCGCATTTGAGGCAAGCGCGAACACAGAGAAGCTAGTCGACGTATCCGAAGCCAGAGAGTGGGCATCCCAGACGAC